TATGTCAACCAGATGGCTAAGTACTGGGAGATTGACCCAAATACAATTGATTTAGACAATCCAGACCTTGACAAGTTTGTTCGTCCAGATGGAACAGCAGGAAATGTACAGATGGGTTCACTATCTGACTGGGTTGACTACCTAAAGAATCACCCTAACTCAGAGAAGGCAAGTTGGTCTAAAGAACTAGCACGCGATTCTGCAGTAGGAATAGCACGAGCGATGGGATTCGGAGTATAATGAGAGACAAAGATTATGTATTAACTCCATTTACTGTTGTTGATGAGCAGACAAAGGCTGCTGCTATGCGTGCTGCAGCGGCGCCTGTTCCAACTAAAACTTTTCAGTCACCAGTTGAAAAAGCACTAGGTAGAGATATTGGCTCTTCTGTTGACTATGCAGCAAATATTACTGCACAAGTAGCAGCGGCACAGGCTGTAGCAGCCAAGCCAGTTATGTCACCAGAGCAAATTGCTGGCGGTGGGCAGGTTAAATGGGTTGGTAGCGTAGACGGTGAATGGCAAATTATTATGCCAATTGGTTCACCTCTTGTAGGCTCAAAAGCCGCTGGTTGGGAACCTGGTCGCAATCGTGTAGATGGAACACCAACTACTACTACTCCTCCAGGTACTACTCCTCCACCAGGTACTACTCCTCCACCAGGTACTACTCCTCCACCAGGTACTACTCCTCCACCAGGTACTACTCCTCCACCAGGTACTACTCCTCCACCAACACCGACAGTTACTAGCCCAACAGATACTGGTCCTACTTTAGCGTCGGATGTATTCAAGCAAACACTTGCAACCTTCTTTGGTGCAGCAGAGATGGCTAAACCTTGGGCTAATGAACTCTATAAGGTTGTTTCTAAGTTTTATAAAACTGGAGCATCAGCGGAAGAATCATTTAATATGGCTCTTCTTGAGTCTCGTAATAACCCAGCAATGGCTGACTTTACCAAACGATTTAGAGGAATCTATGCACTTCAAGATATGAAGCAAGCAGGCAAGGCAGTTACTGTGCCAACCATTGCTGAATACTTTAAAACAGAATCTACGATGGGAGATATGCTTAAGGCATCTAATTTAGGTGAATTGGCTAATGAAGATTTTCTTGGAGATGTACTTAGCAAAGGTGTAAATGCCACAGAATTTGGTAATAGAATTGTTAACATCTTTGACCGCATTGATTTAGCACCAGATTCTATGAAAAAAACTATTGGAAGATTCTTTCCAACTCTTGACAGAGTGCAACTTGCTAAGGCTTTGGCTCTTGGCGATAAGGGTGCTAAGCAACTACAGCAAGAACTTACTGGTTATGAAGTACTTAGTGCTGCAGAGCAGCAAGGACTTGGCGTAAGTCCTACATTGCTTAGTGGAATTACCAATGAGCGAGCACAACAAATTGCTAGAAGTGGTGGAACATTTGAAAGCACCCTTCCACAGTTTGGTCAGATTTCTCGTGCACGAGAGACAGAGCAGAAACTTGCAGAAATCTCTGGAGTTAAGTCACTAGGTGTTTCTGGTTTAACAGATGCTGTAATTGGCAAGTCTGCCAAGGAACTTAAGGCACTAGAAGATTTAACAATGCAAGAAGAAGCACGATTTATGGGCAAGGCTGGGACAAGTCCTAGAGCGCTTGCTTCACAATCTCGTGCTAATCGCGTAATCTAAAACAGAATCCTGAGCGGACCGACCAGCCCCGCCAGCGTAACAGACTGGGAGTAAGAGCCAGACCATTTCCCCGAATGGTATCTGAGGCTTGCGAACTAACTACGAATAGAAGGGTGGCGTTGCTATGAGCAACAACTACTGGGACGACGAAGACGATGACCTAGATACAATCGAAGAAGCACCGATGGATGGAAGCGACTTACTTAAAAAGTTGCGAAAAGCCAAGCGTGCAGATGAGAAGCGTATCAAAGAACTTACTGAGCAACTTGAGGGATTTTCCAAGACGCAGCGTGAGGCAATTGTCAAGTCAGTACTAGAAAAGAAGGGCGTCAATCTTAAAGCAGCCCGTTTAGTAATGAAGGACTTGGATGACATTAACGAAGATTCAGTTTCTAACTGGCTCGATGATAATGCAGACTTGTTCGGACTAACGGTTAACGAAGAAGCATCAGGAATATCCCAAGAAGACCGCGCTGCATTACGCAACCAGGACTTGGTTACCCAGAATGCTATGACCCCTGACCGAGCAAATGATATTGAATACAGAATGTCTCAGGCAACGTCTGAAGAAGACATTCTGGCAATTCTACGCTCACAACAATAATATCCGTTCATAGTCACTTGGAGGTGACCGCATATGCCTAACGCATATACATCCACAGGCAGTACTTCTCTCGGAGGTACCGTCGGCGGTGCAGGTCTTGTACAGAAGGCATACGACCGTCTTCTAGAATTCGCTCTCCGTTCAGAGCCACTAATTCGTTCAGTCGCAGACAAGACTCCAGCACAGCAATCAATCCCAGGTTCAACAGTAGTACTACAAAAGTACGAGGACCTAACAGCAGCAACAAGCACACTAACAGAGACAGTTGACCCAGATGCAGTAGCATTGTCAACACCTAACACAGTTACAATTACTCTTAACGAGTACGGTAACTCTGTTCTTGTAACACGTGCGTTGGAACTATTCTCTCTAGCAGATGTAGACCCAGCAATTGCTAACATCATCGCATTCAACCTTGCAGATTCAATCGACCAGGTTGCAATGACAACACTACGCAGTGGAAGCAACGTAATCTACGGTGGTTCAACAGCGACATCAACAGCAACAATCACTGCTGCTGCAACAATCGACTCACCAGACATCCGCAAGGCTGTCGCAAAGTTGCGTGCTAACAAGGCTGCATACCGTAAGGGTTCACTATACTGGACAGGTATCCACCCAGAAGTTTCACACGACCTACGTGCAGAGACAGGCGCAGCAGGATGGCGCGACCCACACAATTACTCCACACCAGAGAACATCTATGCTGGAGAAATTGGACAATACGAAGGTGCATTCTACGTAGAATCAGCACGTTTGTTCAACGCTAAGACTGGTGCAGACCAGTCAGCACTAGCAACAACAACAGCAACAGTTGCAGGAACATCAGCAGGATTTACTATTGGTGTTGCTTCATCATCTGTTATTGCATCTCGCGCCGAAGTTGGCGACAAGATTGCTGCAACAGGTATTGCATCTGGTGCAAAGATTACTGCTATCTCAACAAGTGGTTCAACAACAACCATTACAGTTGACACAGCAAACACTGCAGCAGTAACAGTTGGAGCAACAGTAACTGTAACTCCAGTAACTCGCGTATTCGATACAATCGTGGCTGGAAAGCAAGCAATGGCTCAGGCTGTTGCTGAAGAACCACACGTTGTTATTGGTAACGTAACTGATAAGTTGATGCGTTTCCGCCCAATGGGTTGGTACGGCGTACTCGGCTTTGCAATCTACCGCGATGAGGCACTATACCGCATCGAGTCAGGTTCATCAATCGCTGCTAAGTAATTAGTTGATTGACGGGTGGGCAGAGGGAAACCTCTGCTCATCAGTAAGTTCACTAAGGAGAACTAATGACTACTTGGATATTCAAGACACCCACTGTACGCGAAGGTCCATCTGGCGGTGGGTCACGCCTATTCTACTTTTACAAGTTAGATGTAGGCGTTTCCATCGTAAAGCAAAACGGAGTTTACTCCCAACAGAGATACATACTTGACTCAGACTTACCAACCTTTCAAGAGTTGTATCAAGGTGGAAGAAACTATCAAGTAAGTGACGAAACAAAAGCAGCATTAATTGCTGGTGGAGTTGGAGTTACAGAGGCAAACTTTACAGAGGTATAGGGACAAATGGGATTACATCAAAGACAGACACACCCAGAGTATGTAGAAGGTTGCTTTGGTTGCAAGATACAACTTCTTGAATTATCTACTGGCGATGCCAAGCGAGATATATCTGACAAGAAGTGGGTCGGAGAATTGAATGCCTACAAAGAAGCAAGAGCACAAGGTATTCAACCAGCAGGAACAACGCACAAACATATCCAACAGGCATACGCAGCAAGTGAAGTTCTCAACAAACCTTACAACGCCGACACTATGCCAACTGCAAAAAACATAACCAAACAATCCGTCGAAGTGATGAAAGAGATAGGACAAATATAATGCCAATGGTCAATGGAGAAAAGTTCCCATACACAGCAAAGGGAAAGATGGAAGCCAAGATGGCTGACAAGAAGATGGTTGCTAAGAGGGCTGCTAAGAAGAAGGTTACTAAAAAGGTCGCTAAGAAGAAGATGAAGTAATTATGCCAATGACATATGACGAATACCAGAACAAGCGTTCTTGGTTAATTGATACAGCAGAAACTCCTGCAGACCAGAAGCGTCTTAAAGCAGAACTTGCAAAGTTAAAGGCTCAGTATGAGGCTGGCAAGAAAACAGCAGCAACAAAGCCTAAGACTCCTGTTAGAGATAAGACAGCAGATGCTGCTCGACTGCGAGCAACAGAGCGTGCACAAATGCTTCGCAACGAAACTCCAGGAGACAAAGCATTCCGTGAGGCAATGGAAAAGGCTAACTGGGACCCATCAAAGGTTCCTGGTTTCAAGATTGACCGAAACCGATAATGAAGAACAAAGTTCAGAAAGTAATGGGCGAGTTCAAGCGGGGAACACTTCACTCTGGTAAAGGTGGCAAAGTTGTTAAATCTCGTAAGCAGGCTGTGGCTATTGCTCTCTCTGAAGCAGGCAAGTCAAAAGCGAAAAAGACTGTTAAGAAGGCGAAGAAAAAATAATGGACCCAAGACTAAAGCGAGCAGGAGTGTCAGGTTTTAACAAACCAAAGCGCACACCAAATCACCCAAAGAAGTCACACGTTGTTGTGGCTAAAGAAGGTAACCAGGTTAAGACTATTCGCTTTGGTCAAC